CAAGTATATGACGAATGGTATAATTTTTTAGACAGATATATCAGAATGCAAGAGAGTATTTATGATAATTTCAGTAAACCCACCAACCGTCAAGAAATATTAGAAGATAAAAAATGGGCAAGAGATCTTACCAAATTAGTTTCTTTATACGCAAAATTGGTATCCCTTGATATACAAAAAAAGAAAAAGATGCGCGATATAAAATAAAACTGTACACCTGGCAAAAACCACCTTCCAAGCAAACAATTACTAAATTAGCATTGAAGCAAAGAAAAACAGTGGATGAATATTATAAATTAAAAATAGATTTTTTGAAACAATTTCCTTTAGAACAACCTCTATAAAAACATTAATACCATACAAACAAAGTTTAAAAGATGGAATACTATGAAGCGAATTTTATAAAGTAAAAAGTTATCCATAATACAATTTATCGCTACGAGCCACATAAATAAAATTTGTGTCAAATTCTATTTATGGTAATGACGATAACATTCGTTAAATACTATTTGCATTGGGATGAGAGATATTTTGTGCACGTTTGTACTGAAGACGTTGTTGAGAAATGACATACAAAACAATAGCAGTATATGACGCCAGATTATAACTTTCTACCATGCCTCTCATCGGAATCTGCACACAACGATCACAATGTTCAAGAGCCTCTTGTGATAAACCATGCGTTTCATTCCCAAACCATACGGCTAATTTTCGATCCGTAAATGTTCCAGAATGCAATTCAACATTTTGTTGATTCAACAAATGAGGTGAAGTTCCCACCGATATGTAATTACGTTGAATAAGGAATTGGATACAATCTCGTGTTGATGGGAATATTCGTACAAACGTCCATCGATCCGATCCGACCGATAACTTTTTAATATCATTTGCCTTGTACACATGCATAGGATCAACAATGTATAATTTGGAAACACCAAGAGCATTCACATTACGAATTACGCTTGCAATATTGGCCAAGAATTTGGGACATTCCATCACACATACCAACGTTTTTAGACGATATCGTTTAGCATGCTGGCGTCGTTGTCGGAGATAAGGGCGATTCAACATTTCCGTTAAGTCCATCCTCAATAAATCATAAAACGTTTCCATTTTTGGATTATTTCCAAAAAAAGAGACATTTTTCAATTTTCCATTTAACGATTTCCTATGAAATCCATTTTGAATCGGCTCATTCGAAACAATTCTTCCCGCTTTTTATTCAAGTTTGGATTCAATGTTTAATTTCGAATTGTTCTTTGATGAATAGACCCGTTATAAAAAACGACAAAAATTTATAAATAAAATATTATTAATAAAAGTATGTTTGTCGATTTACCCAATGGATCCTACGACAATTCAATATTACAAACAGAACCTATGATCGCCTGGTTTACGACAACTGAAATCGCCATCCAGGTATGGATATTTAAAAAAATAAATGTAACACCTCACCTTCATAGTTATAACTCGATCCACAATTTTTCACGTATCGTAAAATTACCGATGCAAACTATAGAAGCCAATACACCCACTATCATCGTTTTTGGATCACTTGTTGACGATTTTTCAGATTTCATAAAAGGTCCTCCACAAACAAAAGTAAAAATCACATTATATGGAGAATGCAAACAAAAACATGTATTTACATTTTGTTATAATATTCCAAAATACTGGGCCGGACCAATCGATCCTTTTTTACCCAATTTTACATTTAATATATTCTCCTGTTTTAAATTGTTGGGCGATTACGAAACCGATAAAAATGTATACCCTTTTTCAATTAGTAAATTTTTTTCAGAATATTCTCAGATTTCTGATTTAAATTTATTACTAGGAGATAATATCTATTTATCAGGATTCGAAGCCAATACTCAATCGGGTGTCATCCAACGGTATAAAAAATTGAGAAATGTCCCCTTATTGAAAGGTGCATGGTCATCTTCTCCTTTCTCGGCAATCTGCGATGATCATGATTTGGGTGTGAATGACGTTTCATTCGGAGGACCAGGAATTTATCTGAACCGACAAATATTTGCAACCATGTGGCCGAATAACAATCTCAATAATATTTCACCTCTTATCTGGTCATTTTTCAGGTATGATTTATCTTTTGTGGGAATAGACAGTCGTAGTTACTGTACCGAACCGGGTAATCCTTCATCCACAATACTAGGACAGCAACAATTAGAATGGTTGCGTCAAACGCTTTATTCGATTCAACAATTATATGAAAATTCATTCATCTTTATATGCACAGGGATTCCATTTGTACAACCACGAGACGTATACTTTAACAATGGTTACACGACGGATCGCAATGCTATCATTAAAGTCATTCTAGATTTGAATTTAAAAAATGTCGTATTTTTAACGGGAAGCGCTCATTTTAGCAATATTTCCAGGGAACCAATCGGAAATGGAATCACTATTACAGAATTTATGAATTCGCCCATGGGTACCATCCCAAGAAATGAAAAAGGGTATGAAAAATTTCCAAACAATCCTTATCTCGTACCAGGAACATTATTACTGAATCAAAATAATTTTGGACAAATCAAAATCTCTGGGAATTATGGAAAACGAAAACTACATTATTCCGTCATATTGCAAGACGGAACCATTGCATATACGTATGATTTAGATCAACAAACATAAAAATTTTTTAAATAATAAATGCTTCAAAAATTGAAAAAATATTATTCACAACGATCAAAAAATGTATCATTGACAACATTAAGCAAACATCTCTTGGAAAAAAAAGATTTAGATAGGATTCTAAAAATAATGTCATTAAAAATAAATCTGCCGAAAGATGATTTAAAATCCGTTCGCCAAAGACATTCCGAGAGTCTCAAAGATCCATTTTCAATAGTGTCCGAAGATTTTCAGGAATTTTTTGAATATTATAAATTTATTATTGAAAAAAAATATATTATCCCATTCGAAAATGAGAAAAAAAAATTATATGTTTGCAATGCGGTGGGTCATAATGTCATTTATTTTTTAACATTACTTTATCCAGATAATCCTCTTTTTCAAAAATGTATCAAGAGTTTCAAGATTTTTTTCTTGACTGTTACCAAAATACCTTTCGAGTTAAATTATGATATTCCCCGATTTTATTTTATCACCGTGCAAAGCAAATATCATTCATATCTTACACCTTCTTCAAAATCTTTACAGGGTGAAGATTGGAAAAATGATCTCTTACAAGAACAAAAAACTCTATTAAAACAGATTCATCAAAAAAAAAAAATAGACAAGAATGATTATACCGGATCATACGGGGTTTATATGCAATTAGTTTTCAAACCTTTATCCTATTTTGGTCCTTATAAAGATGATTTTACGGATCCTGATGTATTTAGAATAAAATATACACAACCTTTATTCGTTTTTGATGCGAATATTTTATTGACCAAAATTACTCAAGAAATGGATTTATATGGGATATCGGATGAGCGTAAAAAAACATTTATTTATGGAAATCCTGGTTGGATTTTTGGTAAAAAAGACCAAACGACAATAGAATATCAACATGATTTTTTACAAAAAATGAGTAAAACATCCAGAAGAAATCAAAAAACTTCTTATATTGATGATAGAAATGAAGTAATTTTTCGTTGGATAATTCCTGTCAATTTAGAATACGGATGTGTATGGGTTGCAAATAATGTACCTTACGGTTCAACTTACTATTAACTATTTATTATGAGACAGAATTTTTTAAATATTTTTTAATGAAAAACTGATGTTAAAATATTTATGTATATAAGATTATCGAATCTTCAACTGATTCTCTATAATAAAAAAACGGATGTTAATATTAATGAAATCTTTTTGCTTGTCCAGGTCTTCTTTTCTAATGGAATCGGAACAAAATAGCATCAAAAAAGTATTGGAATATGCCATTTCTTTGATAAATATTCCCTATCGTTGGCATAAGAGTGGAGATAAAATTCCAGGAGACGATAAATTTTGGGCTTCGAACGGAGGCATGATTTCCAGAGAGTATATAAAAAAAGAAAATAAATGCATTGTATGCACTGGATTAATCAACTTAATGAGAAGATTTCAAGGATTATCTATTCCAGGGCTTGATGGAGAATTAGGCGAAATTGGATTATTATTTCCAGGAACTACGGGAATTTGGTTTTTATATTTAAAACCACATTTGGAAATTTTGGATATTCAAAAAAAATATCCAAATGGAACCTTATTATTAAGAAATTATGATAATGATGAAACGGATCAAGGACACGTTGCGGTTTTAATTACCGATTCAAATAATTGCATAATAGAAGAAAATATTATTCATGCCTTTGCAGAAAAAGATTATACATTATCATCAAATAATGAAAATGTTGGAAGAACTGCAATCACATCTTTTCGTGATTCACATTATTGGGATGGGACAGATGGATATTATACACATATTTGTTTACCGCAATACTGGTTATGTAAATAAATAACGTAATCCTCTTCTCCAGGCACACAGCGAGCAGTTCGATTGCTTGTTTAACGCCGCACTCCTCGCGCCTAAGATCAACTCACTTTCAGAATTTTTTCAATATTTGTAATCCATAAATCCATAATGTTAGGATTATCATATATATCTAAATTTCCGTCTATCAAATGCACCGAGTATGGAAAATTCATTTTGGAGGTGATAAAATCATCATGATATTTATCACATTCGTTTAAATAATCATAAATAATGTTTTCTTCACCCTCTCTTGCTCTTTTGCGTATACGTTCCAAACAAATAGAAGGATTCGTTTTTACATAAATAATATCGGATAATGAATATTCATTCGAAAATTGATCAAACATGTTCAGATAAATTTTATAATTTATATCCTCAATCTTATTTTGATCATGCAACATTTTAGCAAAAACATATTTGTCTGTGTATAAACTCCGCTCGGTTATAATAATTATATTTTTATTTTTATCAATCGCTTCTTTTAAAATGCTTAATCGAGATACAAAAGCCATGATTTGAAATGAAAAGGCATATGATTTTTGATCATTATAGAATTTTTGAATCATGGTATTCCCTTCTTGATCGGTAAAATGATTCCAATCATCGATCGGTTCTCTTAAAAAAATAATCCCATCATTATTTTTAAAATGTTTTTTAAGACGATTGAAGAGGGTTGTTTTGCCAGACCCAATATTTCCCTCAATTGAAACTATTTTATACATATTTATAATTTTTTAATTATATATTTTTACTGTTCATTTTTTGGTTTTTAAAATTCTTATTATACTCTTGAATCATAAGAACAAGTCAATATTGGAGTATAAGATTTATATTGACATACTGGGATTCCGTAGGTATTTTCTTCTGAATGATAATATTTTGCTTCTGATTCTGGGAAGGATTTAAAATATTCATATTTTTTTATTTTCACCAAAATAAGGATCGATAATATTAATATAATCAGGCATAAAATTGTTTTAATGAAAATGATTATTTTATTCATTTATCTTTAGGAATTAATTTTTATTGTCTATTTATTTTTCTTTTTCCGGTATTCACATATTCTGTAGGCGGTATCAAGGTTTGTTCATTTTTATTCAATGTCCAATTATCCGCTCTTTGCCATAAATCGCCATTAATATTGGGTTGAAACCATTGCTCGTAATGCGGGGGGTATCCTCCTACAGTACCTTTTTGACAACATGCGCACGATCGCTTTTCTCGAGGAACCAAAGAAACCTGTTCTTCTAAACATTTTTTCCTCTGAGGGGATACTTCAAAATAAAACGATTCCGAATAATTTTGAATCAGCGTTAATGAAACCGCAATGATAAACAAGATACTTATAAAAAGAATGATCATATCTTTATTCAAAATATGAAAAGAAAATATGTAAGATATTAAAATAAAAACATAGATGATGATCAAAACAATACTCGTTATTAAGATTGAATTCATTTTATTGTA